CTCTCTACACCCTCCGCACCCAGATATTCGGGGAGGCGAGCGATGGGGAGTGAGACTTGTGTAACGTCAAATAATCACAAAGCCGCTTGTGTAACGTCAACCGCCATTTCACTAAACACAAAGGAGCCACCCCATGGACGCTGAGGGGACCTAAATCGCCCCAATAGAAGCCAGAGCGGCCCGTACAGCGTCTTTCTGCGCTTGGGTGAAGGAAACGCCCACTGAAACAGGAATAGGCTCTGTGGGCGCTTCTACGGGCGTTGCGAACACCCTCGCGCGCCATGCCGCAACGAGAGCAGCTTCTTGTGAGGGATCAATCGCCGTATTGAGATAATTGTCCACTGGTGCCAGTTTGGAGAATGTGTCTAGTTTATACTGCTTGGCTTTGTTGCCTTTGAGAGTAACTCCCGTCCCGGTTCGCGTGATTTTGGAAAGCAGGTCCGTAAAGCTTACAACCTCGTTATCTTCGCACCCCCCCCGACCAGACACGGTAATGCCATTTGCCAAGCCGATGACAAGGTTTCGGCTTACTTCCAGATTGATGTAGCTAGACCACCCCTTGCTGTTCGCCCCCGCTGGGTCTTGATAGCGCACCGAGATGCCTTGAAACTTGTCTCCGTTGCCACGATGAGCGCAATTGTCGATAATCTTAAGCCCATCTGAGGGACGGCCAAGGTGCGGATTCCACGGCTGCACTGCGTCAGGATGCTTGCCCAGATTAACCCGGAAATCGGTGAACTCGTTGCGGCTGATAGTCACGTTATCGGTGTCGAGTGGGCGAATGCCGTCTTCGTTCAACTCATGGAACAGGTTCGCGTCAATGAGACTGTCCGTCACATTATCCAGCGTCAGGCCGATGGATCCGCGCGAAACATCATTGCCGGTGAAGCTGATGCCCTTGCTGTTGCTGATTTGCACGGGTCGATTAGTGAGCATGCGGACATCACCTGCCCCTTGATCCCCTACCTTCATATTGCGGATGATGACGTTCTCACACCCGTCAAGGGTTATGCTGTCCGCTACGCCGTTCTCAATGATGAGAGGAGCGTCGGCGCGGTATTTCTTGTCCTTAAAGGTGATGGCGGTCATGCGTATGTCCCTGTTTGCTTGGTCATAGACCCACCGCCGTAGCCAAGGTTTGTAATGCCTCCGGTCGCGTTCCAGGAATTTGCCGTGCTGCCGTCTGTTGCCCCGACCGGGCCTTGAATAAAGACCATAGGCTGCGTGAGCACGCCAGTAACCGAACCATCTCCGTTTACGCTGAGCATATCTTTGGTGAAGGCGTTGATCACATCAACATCTGTAATGTCTGGAATATTAGCCGGATCTTCATAAAGCTCAATCCAAAGTGCTTGCATAGAACCATCCATATTTGTGGAAGTTCCTGCATAGACATCGAACAAGCCAATACCTGACGCACCGAAGAAATTGCCTATCGTAAAGGTCTTGGTGCCATTTGTATTGAATACCTCGGTCCCGCCATGAGTGCACAGGGCGTAGTCTTTGACACACTTGACCACAGTGTCATTGCTTGTCTGAGTAAAGTCGCCAGCAAAAATATATGTGTGCCTGTTGGTCGTATCGGTGCCTATGTCAAAGTTGACGATAGTTCCGCCTTCTGTGCTGGTATTACCAAGCCACTGGGTCGAGAGCCTTCCAGAACCCAAGGTGGACAACCCAATCTTAGCATAGCCATTAGTGCCTTTATCCGCCATAACGATTGCGCCATTTGTGAAAGCATCAAACTTCACACCGATGAGAGCAACAACAAAGCCCTTAAACGTGCGTGCATCAGAGGGCTTCGCTATACGGCTGTATGCTGTGGTTTGGTTATCCGCTGTCGTGTAGAAAGTTGCGGGCGCAGTGATACTCCTGAAAGAATAATCCACACCATCAAGCGCCACGGTAGAAAGCTTTTGTGTCAGTGCAGATGCAGAGGTAGTGTCCTGAATAACCAAATCCTGCCCCGCCAGCATCGTGCTAGAGCCTGTTGCAATAGCACGAATGACCGTCCCGTTCGATGGGTCATATGTCCCCCATGACACACCCGAAGCTGGAACAACATTGATAGAAGTCCCTTCAATTCCGTGCACATAAGCCCGCGCCGAGGTCACTGTGGCGCTTGTGGTCAAACCTGCCTGATCTTGGAACGCGGTCCATACCTCATGCTCCATATCCGCCGACATCATCGCCGCCAGCGTTGTATATTGCGTACCTCTAGTGCCTGAAGATACCCCCTTTTCCGCAAGCGCAAGGAAATGGTCATTGACCGTTGGGGTGGCCCTGTTCAAATCAGCAAACAGTGGACCAGTCAGAGATGACCTACCAACCGCGCTGTAAATCGGAAGATCAGTAGTATTGTCGCCAGCCGTAATAATCGGAGCGGCTTGACTGGTCGAGCTAAGCCCCTCGGCAATCATATTTTCAACCCTGATCGGGCCTACAATTGTACTATTGCCAGATGGCTTTGCATTGATGCCTAGCGTTACCCTCGGGAAGTTGCTGGAATTAGGGCGCGAACCTTCTGGGCTAATATAGACGCTATTCTTGAACCATGATTGGCGCTGGCTGTTAGCAAAGAATCCCTTGTTGGCCGAAGCGACAAGGTTCTCGAATGATTTTAGGCCGACAAGCACATTGGTATAAAGCATCTGGAAGAATTGGTGCTGGAAAATACCTCTGCACAAAAGATTCACGGACGCGAGATTTAGGCCAATGTTCCATCCATATTGACCGGTTTCCGAAGACGGTGCGGTGTTACCGTAGGCTTGAGACGCGTCGCCATGGCTATCGAAGCTGTCAGATACACCAGGAAGTGGATCAAGTTCAATATTTCGCAGGGCTGTCACCCTGACGCGGCCATTAGAGTCCCAGTTATACCGCAGATAATCATGATACATTCGCTCGATCTGATTGTCACAGATTATCATATGGCGACGGGCGCTGGCATTGGCCGTGACTCTTATGCCATCAAACATGTCGTGAATGTAATTATCTGATACGGTAACGGTCGTTCCTGTCCAACCTGCCACATATACAGCCGATGGCATGAAGTATGCGCGGTTATACGCCGCATATGTAGCATCGCCCCAGCCGGTATAGATCCGCGTTCCGGTGACTTCAGAGATGAAAATGCTATTTCCGCTATCGCCTACGGTGGACGTATAGGTGTTATTCCCCGATGCTGTTACGCTCATCTGATACGTGCCGACGCCGCCCGGCGTCCCGGTCAATTGAGCGAGAATGGTGACGCTGCCAGCCAACTCGGAGATTGTACCGCGCTTGACCACAGTGTCACCAACGGCGATGGATTTTCCCGCATGAACGGTGACATTAAGGACATCTGTTCCGCTTGTCACAGACGCGGTAATCATGCCAACGCGGCTCAGTCTGTTGCCGAACGCATTCCAATAATCCGGCGAATTGAAGTCGAGCAGTTTTTCCGTAATGTCAAAAGGCGTATGGCTCGCATCCTTGCCGATATAATACTCATTCCACCGGAATGATCCATTGAAAGCGCCTGACGCATAGTCGAGATAATTAGGCCGTATTCCGCTGTTCTGGACGCCGATATTCTCCCATGTCTGGTACGAACCGGGCCACGCATTTGGCGCAGTGGGGAAAAGATCAATCGTCCGCTTGAACCCCCATAGATGGACATCGGAAGAGTATTGAATGAAGCCACGCAAAGTGCAGGGCAACGCAAGGCGCCTGGTATATCTGTTACCATCGCCCATGGGGTTTGATGTGTAACTGAAATTCTGCGCGTAGAACGATGCTGGCGCGATATAGATCGTGGATGTTGCCTTGGTCGGCAATATCCATGTCAGATCAGTCGTGGTCGAACCATTATTATAGTTCGTGCTTCCAACATCCCAATCCGCCCCATCTGGAACAGCGATATAATAATTACCTGAAGGCGCGCTGGATACCAGAGACTTAAGATTAGCGACATCAGTGGCCGTCGCATCAGGCGATGCTGGAAGACTTGTAGGCAATGTGCCAACCGTTAGGACTGTTGAACCGCCGCCACCAACCCTCTGCCCCGAAAGCGACAGTCCAAGACTAAGCCCCATGCTCATTGTGTATTCCCCAGATTTGATGTAGTGTTCATGTGTGACGCGGCGCGGCTACGGACTTTGAGCGCGTGAGCCGAAGCAAGCTGCAACACTGAGGCCCGCGTCACTCCACACCCCCGGCGATCATGTCATATTGAGCGGGAACAGCCTTTTTCTCTTTGCCATGCCGCTCTTCAAAGCCGTATTTTACTTCAGCCGCGCTTCTCGCGGCGACAGCGTCCCCGAAGTCAAGGTATGACCCCAAGCAGATCCGCCGCCTGTCGGCCCTAATATGCGCGATCCACTTCCTTTGATGTTTGCACCAGTAAACGCCGGTCACGCCTGATTTATTATCTCGGCGCATCGGCATGTTTTTGTGGTTATCCACATGCTTGCAATCTCGTAGATTGGCGATGCGGTTATCCTGCTTGTCGCCGTTAAGATGATCGATCTCGCCGCTTGGCCACTCGCCATATACAATCGCCCAAATCACTCTGTGCGAAATACTACTCACACCCATTATCGCGCCAGTTAGATATCCCAATCTACTTACTTGCTTGAACGCCTCCTTGCCAGCAAACCGGCGATTCCAACTCGCATACACAGATACCCTCGTTGGCCCCCGAAACGATGAAAAGGGCCTCTCTTTCCAAAATAGCTTTCCGGTTTTTTGATCGTAGTGCAGAAGTTGGCGACACAGTTCAGGCGTGATATTGAGTCGGTTAGCCATGACGAAATAATCCTTCGTTTTGGTTAGGGCTGGGAGCAGTGTTCGAGCACTGTTCCCGCCCGCTAATTCTACCATTTTCTGATGAGAAGAACAAATCATAACCCGTTATTCTCGCTGGAATCTTCAATCATTTTGTAGGTTCGGACGCAGGCGTTGTGTCTTGCTTGGAGTTCGGCAGCGGCGGCAGCGTACCTTGTAAGAAACTCCGCATCATCCCTTGCCAGTCCCAATCCTGTTCCTGCACATCCATTACCGGAGGCTTCGGCGGTGCCGGGGGCGGGGCGACGTGGACGGTTCCGCAGCTCGGCAAGAGCAGCGTCGCGCTCATGAGCAATGTCCTTGATTTCATCGTCTCGTTCCTTCTGGATCTGGTAGGCAGTCACCTTCCATGTGTTCTCGGTCGCCCGCCAACGCTTGTCGGTTTCGGCTGTAACCGCCGCCATGACCGCTATCTTGGCTGTCAGCTTCTCCAGCGCCGTCTGCGTCCATGACAGGCGTAATGTCTGGATGCCTGCGAAGATGGCGAGCAAGCCAATGCCCAGCAGCTTCCAGTGCGAGCGGGCGAAGGTGAGGATGGCGAGAGGGGTCACTGATCCACCCATTCAAAGCGCCTATCAAACTCCTTTGCTGCCGCGTTATCGGTCACAGCATCAGTGCGAAGCATCTCAGCAATGTAGGATGGGAATAATTCGCGAGGTATGTGGGGAGACATGCGATAGGCGAGTGAACGACAGCCATCGGCCCATAGCCCAATGACAACATAACCATTCAAATCACCCTCATAAGAAGCGATCTCCTTGGCATTCTCTATCATCTTGCCGCGCCAGTTTTCCGGCTCATCTCCTCCGTCCAGCATAGGGGTATGGAGAACGCGAACCTCAGCGCCGCCATTTTTCATGCGGATACGGCCAATTCGAGTGCGAAATTCGCTCACTGCCCCGCCCCCCGCTGTTGTATCGCCTTTGCAACCCCAAGGTCTTTCGCTGCAACGCCACCACCGCCAAGCAGAATGAGCGAACCCATACCAGTGCCGAACTCGATAATCGAAAAGACATGATCCGCGAACAAATGCCAGCCGGAATACCCAAGCCCGCACATCGACGAGAGAACCCAGAGGATACGGCCTGCGTCATAACCCTGATCGTTGACGCCTTTGAGGATGTTCCTGATCATGCCGACATCCCCTTTGCCCTTGCCTCGACCTGATCGACGCGGCGCATCCAGCCCTTGCCGAATTGTCCGAATGTCGGGAGTTGCTGTAAAAATGCCCTGCGGCGGTCGCACAGCGCGTCTATGAGCGAGTCAGGGTCTTTTATCGCTCCGAGCGTCAGTGGCCCTATCTTGCCGTCCTGCGTGGCAAATCCAAGGCACTTTTGCAGATACCGTGCCGCACGGTTCACGCCGCTGTTCACCGCGAAGTCGAACACAGCATAATCGAGACCGGAAGGCAGCTTGTCGCCGCTCACTGCATCCCAATACTGCTTGCGGTAGATCGCGCTCACTTCAGGCGGAGCAATCAGGCGCACGCTCTGCTTCATGAGGCCACGCGCAGCACGCCAGTCGTCATAGACGGCCTGCGTTACACCTTTGTTGGTAGCGCCACCCGGATCGGCGGGATGATTGACATAGCCGCCCTCGTTTTCGAGCACGTAGGAAAGGGATTGTGGGAAGTTGGTGGCGGTCATTTCAGCGCCCCCGCTACTGCCAGCTTGATCGCGGCCCAGATCACGGCACCAATGGCCCCTAGTGCAACGATGACCTTGCTCACCGCCTGCACCATGCCGCCAAACCATCGGACCGACTTCCACGCCTCGACAATCTCGCGCGTCTCTTTCACGTCTGTCTTAAGTTCCCCGACTTCCCCGGTTAGCTTTTCCACTGCATCGACAAGCGCCTTAACTTGCGTCTCCAAGCCCCCGATCCTCGCGTTCATGGTGGTGTGATCCGGTGTCATGGTCAGTTCACGCTTCTGCCTGTTTCATACCAAGCGGACCCGTCCGAATATAAAGAGATGGTATCTTTGTCGGTGGCGGAGAAATTCGCCGCTCCGGCGAGGTTCATGTTGCCGCCAGTGATGACGGTTAGAGAGCCTCCAAACTTGAGTGTGACGGTCTTGCCTGCATAAGCTGCGACAGGGGAGAGCGTGCCGCAGTTCGTCGTTCCGGTTACGGTCCAATGAAGTGATTCGCCGTCCAGAACAATGGACGAGCCAGACGCTACAGATGGAACATATGGGTTGGTCGCTATAGTCGTGTTGCTGGCGAATGAACAGTTGCGATGTCTTAACTGGACTGTGGTCGCATAATTATCGAATACAGTCGTGAAGGCCCGGAAGTCCGTGCCATCGACTACTACCTTGCCAGCATTAGCGGTTGTCTTGATCGCACTGGCCCCGGTACGCATGAAGCCTTCGGATATATCGACATCGCCGTCATCGACGAGAACCGCTGCCGTGGTCGTGGACCATATGGATGGATTGACGATTGCGGCCACAATCCTCACTGAGGAATAATTGCTGTTTACATTGATGCCATATTGTTTTGCTGCGATCTGTGGGCTGATAATGCGAATTTCCCGCGCGCTTCCATCAACCTGAAAACCTATAGCCCCATCACTCAGCCCAGAGACGTGATCCGCACCGCAATTCGTGAAAGACACAGAGTTTACAGAATCTGCGGCCCTGAACTCGATAGCGTGGCCGTAACCAAAACAATGAGCGACATCGCACCAGTCGTTGATGGTCCCGCCGATGTGTATGAATGTACCAGAACGCAATAGCTGTGCATTATTTGTTTCCACCGCCGAACCTACGGTGACAAAAGGCCAGCCATGCACGTAATAGATACTGGACGTATCAGCTGCATTTTCCAGATAGATGCCATTCAGGCAGTCCAGATTTACGCGATTGATGTTTACCCTGTTGGCGCGATGATTGGATGCCAAGGTGCGGATTCCATACTGAAACCCAAGGATCGTGAGATATTCCAATGTCGCATCGCAGGAATAATCCCCGAGCGTAATAGCTGAACCGGCGAATGTCGAAGCTACTTGTGCAGCCGTGATATTGAATTGAAGACCCTTGCGAAATATCGCCAGATTACGGATGCCCGAGGCTGAATTGACGGTGATCGTATAGGTAGGATCGACATATAGCGCCGGAGTCCATCCCAGAAGATTGCTCTCGGCATCATTGAAATCGCCGCGATCTCCATTCGCTTCGCCTTCGATTATCACATTGTCGGGGATATTGAGATTGGCCCCGATCAGGCACTTGAAACCCATGTCGATGATAACGCGACCACCAGACGCCCCAAGAGAGGTTATTGCAAAAGCTATAGCGGAAGCATCATTCGTCCCTGTGCCTGCGCCGGTATCATAATCGCCGACAGCTCCGTAATCGCTGGCGTAGACCGTCTTTTGAAGGCGCTTACCAACCGTCCCTGCGGCGTATGCGGCGGCGTGGGAGAAGCCTACAAGCCCAGCCCCCTTGCCCGATGCGGTGGAGGCGAGGTCGGCGAGAGCCCCGCCGATGTCATCTCGCGTTCTGGTAAACGAACCATCAGCCGGTTGGAATTTTACCGTATAGAATGTATCATCGAGCCAGATCGCGCCCCAGCGGCCATTGGCATCCGCCACAACTGGGTTAGCATTGGCATTTGTGCCAGCTTCAGCATCGGCTTTTGTCGGATATGTATTCTTGAGGGTTGTCGTTCCGTTGTCGTAAAACGTCAGTTTCGCCCCAGAGAGCGAAGCTCCTGAGCTATCATTTGCGGCAAATATGCCAGTATCGAATAGATACGCCATCCAGACAGTCCAAACCGAATTTCAGGTTTGAGGTCTGTCTGATGGAAAGTGCGGCCCTCAACCGCACGGCGGACATGCCGCTTCCAGAAATATGCTTACCATGTTTGCGCGAGAAAGCAAAGCCTACTAAAGCAATGGGGTGAGCCTTACTTTCCTCATGAACATCACCGCCTTGTCTGCCATATTCACGCGCAGCAAATGGCTTACCGGTGGGTTATTGGCCCTGACCGTTTTCGTTATCTGATGCTGCGGCTGTCGTTGGCGCATTGTCGTTGGCACCGCTAAGCAGCCACCTTTCAACCGCGCTCAGTTCATTCGCGATAGCTGGGTTCTTTGCCGCCATCTTGCCGAGTTTTGAAACATGAGCAGCCATCTGTTCACTACGAGCAGGAGCGTTAACCAGCCAGCGTGCGAAAACTGGCGATGCGAGCAATTTACCCAATGGGCGCTGCACAAGGACCGGGGCGGCGGTGAGTGCAGCCAATAATGGCTTCCCAGACGCCAGTAGCGTCGCAGAGCCGGAAACCGCCCCCATTGTCGCTAACAAGGCGTTGATGCCGCCTGTATTGGACGAATTGGCGTATTGCTGCGCATTACGCGAACCCTCAGCAACCTTGGCGATATCATCCAATACCGAACGCTGCTGCGGATTGAATAGTGCAACTTTGGCGCGTTGGTCGATCTTGTTCCAGTTTGTAAGGAACGTAGCAAGCGAAAATGCCTCACCAGAAGCATCTTGCTTGCCCGGGGTCGCCTTGCCGATCATGTCAATCATTGCGCCAGAAACGATGTCCGCCTCGTCTTTGGGCAGTGAGCGCATCATCTGGCCGATGCGCTGGCTCTCACCGCGTGTTGTGGACCAGTTCACAATCTGATTGAATGCGGCCTGAGCGCCCTTGTCCTTATCCTTGCCGAGAATGGCGGTTGCGACGTTCTCCAGCCTATCCTGACGTGCGCGCCAATAGGTGTTGGCCCGCTGGAATTTCGCCAAAGCCTCCGGACCCTGTGCGCGTGCCGTCGCCTCCATATCCTGCGACAAAGAGCCGTAGAGCGCGCGTAGATCAGATTGGGCGGTATCCTGCTGTAGGATCATGCCATCGAGTTTTTCGCCAACCAAAGAGCGGAATTGCTTGAGGTCATTCCACGACAGCCCACCCTTCGACAATGCCTGCTCATACGCTGCCAGTTTTTTGTCGGCCACCAATCCCGCCAATTCAGGGTTTGACGTGATTTTGTTATTCAGCTTGGAGAGTGTCGCCTTGGTTTCCGAAAGACTGGACGGTGCATCCGGACTGATCGGGATATCCTCATAAAGCTTACCGCCCTTGGTTTCGGTCGCGCCAATCCATTTATCCATACCGCGCTGCGCCGCCCGTCCGGTAGCGTATCCGTCCGCCTTTACTCCACCCGCCGCGTTCGCTGCGGCATCCGCGACGCCCTCGACAAGCTTCTGACTGCGATTCACAATCGGTCCAGCCCCAAGGGGGGTTTGCGCCGTTCCAGACGTGATCTTGCCAACGGTAGGGCCGCCAACATCGGCAGGCAAAGGCTCGACATTCAGCCTGTCCGCCGCCGCCATTATATCAGCGCCACCACCCCCATCAGGCGGAAGTTTCTTTGGTGCGAAGCGTTCTAACAGTTTCCCGCCACCGTAGCCAAGGCCATAGCCAGACAACGCGCCAAGCGTTCCGCCTTTTACGCGATCTTCCAAAGTATCGCCAGAGCCGACGCCGGAGACGCCACCCATAATGCCGCCGACCTTGCCCAATTCCTGAGCAGTCTTTGCTCCGCGACCGAACGGGATCAACGCGCCGCCCGTAAGCTGTCCTGCGATATTGGCGATAGGATGTTCTGACGCCATCGCGTCTTGAGCAAGCCGCGTCTGCCCGGTATCACCCCCGAATATCGGCGCAAGTTCATCCATGAAGCCGCCAGAAAGAACGTCGGCAGCACCACCAAAATAGGAGCCAGCAGCACTGTTCGCCATCGCGCCTATGGCAGACGCCTCTTTTTTGCCGATTGGCGTTATCTGGAAATCTGCCTGTGGATTGCCAGAATCCCTGCTTTTCAGAGCCTCATCAAGATCGGGACCGAAGCCACCACGCCCGAATTTCTTGGCGAGATCATCGAACTGCTGGCGCGTTCCGCCAGAGCGAAACAACTCATCAGACTGACGCTGAAATTCGCGATCTTCCGGCGTGATAACCTCACCCGAACCGTCATCGGTGGGCTTGGCTTCGGGGTCCGCTGGCGGCGGAGCGGTGTCGATGAAGTCCGCACCAAACTGCCCTACCGCTGCATCCAGTGCATCGGGATCGTACTTATTCCCCCTCAAAACACCGACCTGCCTTTTCAGTGCGTCCTGAATGATCTTCTGGCGAGCAGCAAGGTTCTGCCTAATAATCTTCGGGTCCATATTTGGCGAAATTGTCGTCGCCTCATAGGCCGCTTTTTCGGTTTCCGTCAGAGCAGAGCCAAAAAGATCGTTTCTGATTTGGTTGTCTACAGACTTAAATCGTGACCACCAGTCACGCTGCCCCGGTGTGCCAAAATCACTGTTCAGGCTTTGAATGCTGTTTTCCAAGCCGCCCGTAATGGTGTTACCGGCGTATTCATCATTGAATGAACCCCCCGCCGTTTTCAGCGTGGAGTAAATGCCGACATTCTTTTCCAGATCCTTGCGTGCCGGTTCCGGCAATGGTTTTCCAAACGGCTTCAACAAACCCTGTTGGCGGTATGCGTCAAGCTTTGCCTTCACCTTGGCCTTGATTTCAGGCGTGATCGATGGGTCACCTGTTAATCCGCGACGCTCGAGCTCAAGGAGTGCATCTGTTTCTTTGGGTTGATCTGGCATTATTTAAGCCCCGCAATACCAAGGATTGCATCGGTAGAGAGGCTGGAAACATCGCCGGATGGCCCGGACCCCTTGGCCGAAATGCGCCCTGCACGCTGTTTCGCTATGCCTAGCGCGCCTTCTGCTATACCAATCCTACGCTCGCCCTGAGCCTCGCTCACTTTGTTATGCCGCGCAGTTTCGGCATCGCTGGCACGTTGACGGGCTTCAGACATAATGGTCTTCGTATCCATCGACATACGGATGTAGCTATCAAGTCCTTGGTCGGATAGGTCTGCTTCTGATAAGTCTTCTGGCGTCCAACCGGCTGCGAGCAACTGCGGCGCAATAATGCGCTGGAACAGGGATATGCGCTGCTGTTGCGGCATTCCCCTTAGCTGATAGGCCGCAGACCCCATCGCACTCATCTTGTGGTCATATGCCTTGCGCGCGCTTTCATCGACCTTGGCGAAATGATCTTCAAGCTGCATGGCTGTGTCTGGGTCGATAGCGAATAAGCGAAGCTGCGCGGCCTTGGCTGCGTCATTGCGCGGGTCAGCAGATATGGGAGCGGTTATGGAATTATCCCCGCCGCCTGTCTCAACCATCCCCGGTGTTGCGCCATTGGGATCATAAACGGGCGGAGCCTTGAACCCAGGTGCGCTGTAGCCATCAAGCTGCTTCGCTTGTTCCGGCGTCATGAAATGCTGCGGAGGGGTGGCCTGATTCCCATCAACACCATAAGTCCCGCCGCCGTAACCAATAACAGGGCCGGGCATGGACGGCGTTTCAGCGGGGGCGTCCTGCTTAGGCGCGACCTTACTACCAAGTCCACCATTAACACGTGCATCAATAACGGCCTGAATAGCAGATTTGCGTTCAGCGGCCTCTTTCAGCTTACGTGCCTTTTCGGCGCGCAATTCCGCCTCCTGCCTGCCGAGGCGATAAAGCCCTAGAGACTGCCCTGCGTTGAATAGAGGCATTATTTACCGAACCCTCCACCAAAGCCATACATGCCAATATCAGTGACATTCTGTATGGCGTTCTGCCATGAGTTCGCGCTGTTCTGATAACCGGACGCCCGCGCATTCCCAGCATTGGTGTATGCCGTAGAAGCACCGTTCGCATATTGCTGGCCTGCTTGCGCGACTGCGCTTGTCGCGGTCTGGCCTACACCAGCGAGCGACGCCAGCCGATTGGCATAGGTATCAAACGCCCCCGCAGCCTCGCCCTGATTAAAGCGATCAAGGGATTTGATTGTAGCCCCACTGTTCCACAAACCTCTGGCAGCAGCGGCGCGATTGATCGCCTTCTCGCCTTCCTGCAACCGAAACTGGTAATCGGGAGATTTGTAGAAATCGGCGTAAGGCTCGGCAGTGCTCGGCGTGGTTCTATAGGGCGTCAAATCGCGTCTAGACCCGTCCTTCGCATAATGATATTCACCGAACTTGCCAATGTTTCCACCGAATATATCGGATTGCGTTCCTACAACCTGTTTCCAGTTGGAAAGCGCATCGGGGTTCCCCCTGACGTAAGCCTCCCAATCCGTGCTTGTGGATTCAGGCATATTTATGCCATAAAGGCCAGCAAGCTTCCCTAGCGCGCCATAGCCAACATCACGATAGGGCTTATAATCCTCGCGCGTGGTATCGTAGATATACTTCTGAACCGCAGCGGATTCCTGCGCAGCCTGAACCTGCGCCTTGGCGGCTTTTTTGGATGCTTTGGATCCAATTAGACCACTGGCAGCAGTTGCGCCCACCAGAGCCAGTGCACTACCCAGCGCCATTAACCGAGCCTCTTGATATAGCTATGCTCAGACGCGCGATAGCCACGGCGGCGATACAGGGCACCAACAGCTTCCGGCCTCACCTTGTCGAGAGCTATCATCGCCCACGACTGCGCTCCTGCGTTCATTGCCGCCAGCTCGAGACAATCCAGAAGGTGCGCCCCAACTCCTTTTCTAGCTTCAGGCTCGACCCACCAGAACAGTTCTTGGCCCGTGATATGGTTGCAATTGAAATAGAGAGGATACACCAGCCCGCCCGCAATGCCGCAGATCACCCCCTCCCTGATTGCAATGAGTACAATGCCGTTAGGATCAGCAATCATGCCCCGGAGCGTGGAGCATATGCTGTCATGATCCCACTCGGCTACGTCTGCCCATTCCGCCTCATCAAAGAAACGCGCGCCAATGCGAGCAATCGCGGGAATATCATCAACCGCTGCTGGCCTGATTTCGATGTCGGATGAAAAGCGCATGTAACCCAGACAGTCTGTAATGCGCTCTGTCTGGTCGCCGCACGCGCTTAACGGCTGCTATTCTGTTACCATATAGCTCAGGTATATTCAACACCGGATGCTATGATAGAAATAGATGTAGCGGATGAGGCTAAAGCTTGAATTGTCCCGCCAGCCTCAAGCCATTGTGCAATAGCCCCAGGAACCACATAACTGTCGCCCGCATTGATGGATTTCGCCGACAGGATGCAATTGCTCGCTGTGGCAGAGCCTCCATTGGGAACCAAGTGGACGGTCGCAGTCAAAGATCCCCCGGTCGTGTTCACAAGCGTCAGATTGTCAATTCTCGCCTTAACCCCTGTGGCGGTATAATATGTAGCCGCTGAAGTGGTGAGCTGCGAACCCGCAATGAGCCGCTTTGGTGTGGTCGCCATGGATTAAACTCCGTATCTCGGTGGATTCATAAGATCGTCAAATTGCAAGGGCTGATAAACAGGGGGCGGTATATCCGGCTCTTGCATCATGATAAGCGAAGGCGTAAACATATCCCCATCATCCTGTCCAAGCAGAGCTTGCATCATAGGCACCGCGCTCAAGGTAGTATCATCTATAGGGCTGTTCGTTTGTCCAATGACTTGCTGTATCTGGACAAAAAAACGATACCATGAAGGCGTTATATTGCCTCGCTTATCAGCTATTGGTTCACGGGGAGGGTTGACGGTAAACATTGTCATCGCACATCCGCGTGATAGCTCATGACAAAGCGCCTGACCGGATCGGTGCAGCGCAGGCGAATATTCATCTGGCGGAACTTGCCGAGCTTTCTCCATATCGCGCGGGTTGTATATTCGCCCACCGCGCCAAGACTGCGCTCCATCCATGATGACCAACTATGCCCGCCATCACGAGAAAGAGACATGGACACTAGAGGCGCAGGCGCATCGCTATTGCCGACACCTGTCTCAAACAGCGCCTCGAAGGCGTACATGGTCTGCCAGCCACGATCACGCGAAACGATAGTAGGCAACGTCACTTCAAATTCTATTGGGTCGCCGTCCTCCTCAAAAACATCGAAGTCGGCCAGATATACGTTGCCGCCGCCCTTTTCGATGAAGGCCGTCGTATTCCAGATCGACAATGCCCCGTCAACGCGCCAATCTTCACGATTGCGGGACTTTCTGCGGTGCCAGAGATTAGTAGAGACATCGAGCGCGAAGCATCCAACATCCGTATTTATGACGTAGAACTTATGCCCCTCGTGCGTATAGGTAAAGCACGCGACCTCGGTGCAATTGCGAAGCTGATATTCTATTGCATGGGTGGAAACGCGAATTGGCGTATATCCGTCAAGGCGATAGACTATGCGGTCGTCGCCGTAGAAATACACGCTATTATCGAGTTTTACGACGCTCTCTTTTGCGAAGCATCCGCGCTCAATAAAAGCATTGCCCTGTCTCGAAAAAGGAAAATCGGCATTCCCGCTATTATACCAAATTTCTATGGTTTTCGTGCCATAAAGCTGCAATTCCCGGTGATCGTTGATGAGGCCGATAAGATTATCCGGTGCACCTTCCGCGTTCGCGATGTCTGCGGCGTCATAAATCAGGCCATTATTGATGTCCGTGATCGTGAAATATCCGGTGTCCGCCTGCGTCCATGCAAAATATCCATCGATAAAGGCAACGTCAGTGACATCGGGCAGGTCTGGAACGGCGGTAATTGTCGAACCGTCCCAGATATAGCCGGTATTCTCAATCACCATACCAATCTGGGTGAGATTGGTCGCCATTCTGACCGTGGATGATGCGCCTGTTGGCAGCGCGGAGTGGGTGGTTACTGTTCCAGCCTCAGAAACACTGAACAATGTTGTAGCAGTCGCAAGATATATCTCATTGTCAAAGTCTATATACCCGAATATCTCACCCCCAACATCCGCAAGGCTTGTCAGGCCGGGAATAAGCATCACAGCAAAACTGGAACGCTTATCGCCCTCCGATCGCTCGGCATAGCCATTCTGAAGTGATGCGCCGGACCATGGCAGCGAGCGCCCAGAAGCTTCATGAAGAGCAGGGGATACCTCAAACATGGCCGTAATCCGGTTGCAGATCGACCGATGCGGGTTCGTTATCCCAACCTGAGAGATCGGCCAGCAATCTTGCTGCCTTTGCCTCTATCTTGATCGCCAAGCGGCTGTCAGTGACGGGGTATTCCGGCTCAAGTTCGTTCGCAAGGTTCCAGATTAGGGTCTGCAGCCACTCCTGCGGCAGATCGGCCTCGTTATTGCTCGCATCTATGTCCTCGATGCGCCGCAGATAGGTCACAGACAGCGTCTGCGCGCTCGCAGTTGCAGAGGACGCCGTGGGCCACACATAAAGCTTGCCGGTCGATAGCTGCGGATCGAAATAAAAGGCCGTTGGAACGCTCTCGACCGTTTTGTTGGGCTGGTTGTAATAATCCGAGCGTGACAATTCATTCAGCGGAACCTCAATCCCGCTCGATGTCGTCTTTCTGCGAACCGAAAGAACCCTCATGGCCCTTGGGCTGGTTGTATAATTGGTTGTGCCTTGGGTAAGGGTTATGGATTGCTCTGACTTGACCCATAGATGCGGTTTTGCCCCCCATGTTTTCAGCAGAAGGTTAAGTGAGAGCATGCCGTCAGCAGACATTCTGGCGGTTAATGCCTCACCTTCCTGCCCGACACCGAGAATCTGAAAAGCCTTCTCGATGATCTGGGCAGATGTCAGCGTAAAATCGGTCGAGCCGGACGTAGCCATTTACAAATCCCCCGGCTGAACCTCGTTGGTGGAGAGAAAAACATCCGCTGGCTCTGGATTGGATACGGGCAACATCTGCTTATCGACCGGCACTTTCAGAAAGTCCTGCGGATTACGCCGGTCTGCAAAACGATGATGCACGAGATGCCCGTCCCAATTCTTGACGGCTTGGGTCAGCGGGTACTTAAACCCAGAGAAGGCGCAGATGAAGTTCCCCGCCATTCAATACAGCGCAGTCACATTCGCGGCGGCTGTGCCATTAGCCGTGCTGTATATCTTGGATATTTGATGAGCATGCGGCACACCGGCAACACACGAATACAGTGTTATCCCAGTAGCGCCGCCGACATAATCAACCTTGACGTTGCCCGCCGTTCCGACCTGAAATCCTCTGCACCCAGCTGGCAGTGAGGTATCACTCGAAAGGTCTATAGCAATTGCGTTGAAAGCGGAACTAATATCCCTTTGTACGCGTCCAGCCATTATAAAAATCTCCTATCACACAGGGGCCGAGACACGCCCGGCCCCTAAGTGTCTTAGCTGTCAGCCGTTGGCAGGACGTAGCCGGTTGCGCCAGCCACACCAGATGCGCGGTTTTCAAAGAACCCATAACCGGACGATGCCGTTACCAGAACCTCCGCCGCCGTATCCGCGTGCTGCGCGAAATTGTTGGCGATGATCCCGGTGTTGGTCGAGACGTCCGTGGTGATGAGAAGCCCGCCCGTCGCCGTGTCGGTGTTGAGGCGGTAAACCTGATTCCCGGTGCAGCGAAGGCCGGTCACAACCTTGGTGGTTGCCTGCGCCATCAGTGTCGCCACGTTGTTGTTGACGCCAATCACGCAGTAGTTGTCCTGAATGGTGACGCCCGCGTTTGTGCCGTCCATCTTCACCATCGCAACGGTGGCAAGATCAGGCTCAATCCAGCGGTTATTGATGAGAGCAAGGCCGTTAGTGTCATTACTGGTCGCGTTGGTATCCACGACATACAGGAAATTCATGTTCGTCGCGGTCGCCTGAATGCGGCAATCCTCAACCGTGAAATATTTCGCGGTCGTGGTCGTGAATACCGAAACGATGTCCGCGAAGTTCGCGGAGAAGATCATGTTCTTGAACGTGACGTTCGCCGCAGTCACCGAAATAGTAGTCGTGGTTGCCGTGTCGAGCGTAAGCGTCGGGCGAGCCGTACCAACGCCCAAACCGATAATCGCAACGCCAGCAATGTCAGCCGTAATTGCTCCGGCGCTCGATAGCGTTTCAGTGTGACCCGGCTTCACAAAGATGACATCGCCACGGCCCGCGGTGCACATGCCGATGGCAGCGTCAATCGTCGAGAGCGGGCTTTCGAAGGTGCCGCGATTGGCGTCCGACGCGCCACGATGGCCGGGGAGAAGGCTGGACGAGCTGTTGCCCACCCAGAGAACCTGACCGGGATGAGATTGAACAAGGGGAACGCCGCGAATGGTGACGCCCTGAGAGAACCCATTAGGGAAATTGGATGCAGACATTTAGACCTCCTACGGACCCTCTTGGGGCCACACGGAAAACCCGTAGTTTGGGTAAGGCCGCATTTGTCTGCTACCGGCTCGCGGTTGCCGGTGCCGCATGTCATAGCATGGATAGAAGGCTAGTTCTAGTCCCTGTTTCTGATACGCCTTTCCAGAAGTACCTTATGTGATTCTGGCACATGATACCACGTGTCAAACAAAAAGCCCCCGGATTTCTCCGAGGGCCGAATTTGATAAAATCGTTAGATTTTAAGGGCTTACGCCCCCATCCCGTTCGTATACAAACCGCGAAAATCGGTCCAGCCGAAGGAATATCTTTCGTAACTTTTGTATTTCAAGTTACTCGTATCGAAATCCTCATCCTGCGCGAACTCGGCAGAAATACGCTGGAACCCCTTCATTCCATCCGGGCAGTTGGTCCGAATGAAGAAGGCGTCCGTGTCGGTGAAATAGTGGTTCACCTTCACGCCACCGGGGAAAGCCCCCGATGCACGCAGCGCATTGATGTCGTTGTTCGCCGTGCCCGACTGCTGCACCGACTTCAGAATACGCATGGCCTCGAATTCCAGATTATACGGGATAATCAGGGTATCGGGGCGCAACGCAATGCGAAGTCCGCGAGAGTTGGTCGCCGCCTGAATCTGAATGCACAGATCCTCAAGGCTCGCTTCCGAAAGATCAGCCGCCGTGGTGAGACGGTTGGACTGATTGCCCGCAAGCGTGGGGTGCGACGTAGAGGAAAGGATTACGCCATCGCCGCCGGTATAGCCAGACGTTTGCGCCCGATTGTAGACGTTGGCTGCGACGTTTTCCTTGGTCTGGCGCATGGAGAATGCAAGCGCGCGGGTATTCCGCAGGCCAGCCTTCTCATACTTGTTGTCATCAATCGCCTCGCGGGTGATGATGAAACCCAGACCGAACGCGGTGTGCGTATAGCGCGCAGTCGTTCCCTGAGCGAAGGTGTCATACTGCGTGGCAGCGCCCTCGGCTTTCACCGGAGCGAGGCCAAGACCAGTCACTTCCTGCTCTTCCTCATAGTTCATATCCGACGATTCCATGCTGAACAGGTCAGTATATTCGGTCGGATATTCCTTGTAGTCGCGTCCCCAGACAGCGTTAAGGCCGGGCCAGAGAAGTTTGGCGATATTGCCAGTTGATACGGTCATTGTTCAGCCCTCCTTATGCGCCAGCCACGCCATCGACGTAGAAGTGGTTGTTCAGGCGAACATTCCACTTGCAGTACGTGTCACCGACGACGTTATCAGGACGGTTTGCAGCACCGATGATCAGAACATCCTCCGTGCCGTCGCCAGAAGAGGTGACGGTTGTGCTGGAAATCTGGATCGAGCTGCGGCCTGTGGTGGTGGACCCGCTGGTAAAACCGGTCAGGTCAGCGGCATTGCCGACAACCGTTGCGGTCAGTGCGCCCGAAGCCGAGTTGTCCTGCACCTCGAAAACAAGGTTTGGATCGTCAGCCACCAGCACATAGCGGGAGGTGGAGTTTTCGCGATAGATGGTGCTGTCGCGGGTGATGGGTTCGACCGCCACGATAACGCCCACAACCGGATTGCCGGTAGAAACGTTAGCGGTAACAGTCATGACGCCATTGGCGTCGGCGGAACCGGCAGGCTTAACCAGTGCGCCGATATAACCAGCGGCGTTGGTGTCAGTTGACGGCATGTAGTAGCGGTTGGTTGCGCCGTTGTAAGGCGCGCCGCTCAGATAACGGACAGGGGTAAGCCCTGTCGCAACGTTAGCGTTTGCCATTGGAAACCTCGTTCAGCAGCGCCGAACGCGGTGTCAGGGATTATCCCTCGGCGCTCGACGTGATGGACCCATGGGAAGCACGAGAATGGATATTCTCGATTTGCCCGGTTTGGTCACGTCCAGCGCGGATAGCCTCGTCAGTCTGGCGGACTGTTGCTTCTCGTTCGTCTACGCCCTGGGCATAAAGCTCGTCAGGGGTTTCCATGAGATATGCGTGCATTGGTTCGCCGTTGGCCTTGGTGCCAACCAGTCGCGAGACACGCGAGCCGACACCATCTTTTGCTGCGGTGCCGCTTGGAACAAATTCATAGCCCAATTCCTGCAATTCCGCAAGCCTGTTGCCATCATCGTTCACAAAGCGGGTTGTATGGCCCGGAATTTTGGGCGCGGCGAGCTTCTGAGCCAGCCCATCAAGTGCCTTCCTGCGTCGTCTGCGCCCTTCCGGCTCGACCGCACGGGTTTCGCTGGTCACAATCTCCGACTTGACGATCTGGTCACGATCAACCGGAGGACGGCCACGGCGGCGGGGTGCTGTATTTTCCATGTTCAAGAGTCCCACTGATAGTTTTTAAGATAGTCCTTGGTCGAGCAGATACCATCGCGCTCCCATTTCTCAGCCTGCCTGCGCGCTTCTGGGGGGAGATCGGCAAGGGTCTTTTCTCCCCGCTTGGTATTGCGGGGTGTAGAACCTTCAACCGCGCTCTTGGCTCTGGACTTTTCGGCAAAACGCTCATCAACACGGCGAGTAATCTCGTCAAAGTCTTCCTTGGTTAGATTGCCGCCGCGCTTCTCTGCCAGTTCATCACCGATCAGGTCTGCAAAAGCAGTCTTACTATGGTCGCTCTTGTACCACGGATTATCGGCAAACCAGTTCGCCAAATCCTCACGGCTGATCTGTTCCGCTTTGGGCGATTCGGCTGGCTTGTTGAGTTTCGCGGCCTCGTCCATCGCGGCACGAACCCCGGCCTTGTCACCAACCTCGGCGGCGGCTTCTGCCTTGGCCTGAATATCGGCCATTGCCCGCTCATAGCCGCGCTGTTCGGAATTGGAAAAGAACTCGTTGGCCTTGCGAAATTCCTTGCGCATCTCAGCCAATTCGCCCTTGAGCGTCTTAAGCTGACTCTTGAGGATGGGCATGACCTCTTCACCGCGCTTCACGAACGTCTGCGCATCGACCCAGAGGCTCTTGTCGCCCTTGAAGTCCTCTTCGGGACGCCAGCCAAGATCACGCGCCTCGGTTTCCCAATCGCGCTCCTGACTATCGTTCCCGCCTTGTGAAACGTCGATTTCCTGCGACTCCTGCGCCGCAACGTCCTGTAGTGCGGTCATTGTGCTGCCTCCCAAAACCCGATCACGTCCTCATCATTGCAGATGCGGTAATCCTCACCGTCCGCGCCCTTGTGCATCTTGCCGGAATACTGAGCCATGATGACCTCATCGCCAGCCATGGGGATGCGGCATTCATCGCCCCAATCCTTGAAAGCGTTGCCCCCGCCAGCGATGAACGTGGCGCGGGTCTGCGCGTATTTCTCACGCTCTTTGGTGACATCAGCGATAATGATCCCGCCCTTCGTGACCTCTTCGACGGGGTGAGGCTTGATCAGCACCCGCATGTCGCTCGGAATGATTCCTGATTTATTCTGCATCGTCTTCCTCTATAGGCTCCAAATCGAACACACCGCGCACGGCATTACAGTCCAGTTCCACCATCTGTTGGCACAGGAACGCCTCCATCTGGTCCGCCTCCTGCAACACCCGGCCCGACCCCCATGCCTCCATCAGGTTCACCCGACGCTGGCTCAGGTATTCCAGATACGCCTTCGTCAGCCGATGCTCCTTCCACATCCGAAACACTTCCGGGTCCGTGAGTTTGTTCGTTGCCATATTCCCCGCTATCTCCCGCCAGTTCGCGGGCTTGGATGATGAAGAAATTCGCGTCATTCGCACTGCCCATTTCAGCAGCAGCCTTCGCGGCCATTACGAGTTGCGCCGCAGCTTGCGCGTCCTTCAGTCGGATCGACGCCACTGTCTCATCACGCTTGTTAGCCATGTCGGCCTGCGCCATCAGGAAGGCAGGGTCTTGATCCGGCCCCTTCGGCTTCAGAAGAGCTTCGATGTCGGGCGTCCCCGCCGCTTCCATGGCTCTGCGATCCAGTTCCACCTGATCTACGTTAGGATCGCCCCTGAATGTCGCCATCAGGAAGTCGATACGGCTCATCTTCTGCAAGTCTGTGACCGCCGTGGGGTCCGACATCGGAGACACGTCCAGATCGTCCTCACGGTAATCAGCGGCCATAATCTCGCCCGGAACATCGTTGAGATTGAAATAGACCTGTTCGTCCATGTGATAGCGGTTCAACTTGAACAGCATGCGCAAATCGGTTTTGAATGCTCGATGGATACGCTTGTAGATTGCGGAAAACACCTTCATGCCCTGCTCAATGCGGGCGAGCGTCGTTCCCACAGGAGCGGTCTGGGCATCTTCTCCCCCGGTCATCACGTCCTGAACCGATGTGATGCCCTTCGCCATGTCCACCATGAAGCCAAGCAGCTCAAACAGCGTGGGATTGGGGCCGGGAAGCTGGAACGGTACAAGGTTTTCACGCAGCGTACCGCCAGTCACATCGACGCGGTTCCATTTGCCCATCGTCATCTTGAGCGCGCCGCCCTTGATGTTTACGCCAGAACCGATGAAGCCACCCTGAGAATTGGCTAAAGCGCCCGCATCCAATAGCTGGTTGATTGTCGCGTTAATGACTGCTCCCGGATGCTCCAGTAGCATGCCGAAGCCCATGTCGTAGAACGAGCCGTCAGGAGAGGGGAGAAAGCCATATTTACTGAAATACTGGCTGCGTTCGATCCGAACTACCGCGCCTTTGCCGCCATCGTCAGAGAGGACAACATCCTCTTCCTCAAAGCACACCGAGACACGCACGACCTGCCCGGTGTCCTTGTGGAACGTCACCACATAAGGCTCAGGGTAGCCGTCATCATCCAGATCGATACGGCAATGCTGTTCGATAAAGACAATCAGGCCATCGTCGTCGCTGCTTTCGTTGCGCCTGTCATCGGAAGGAAGGACAGTCCCTATATCCCTCCACAAGCCTGCTGTGATGCGTTCCTTCACCTGATGTGGATAGAAGCGGAGTATCTGGCTGTAACGCGGCGTGTCCTTGAGTGACTTCGCCCAATAGTTGACGACAAAATCCTCTGCCGAAACCATTTCAGAGACATTGCGACGCTCGACGGGATCAAACCAAGTCTTGCGAAACACGCAACCAATGATGGGCAGCATCAACAGCAGTCGGTCAGTCTCTTCCTCCCATGATGGCATATCCTCGGTAAGCTGCCATGCCATGTGATCGGAAATACGGTCAGCGCGAGCGCTCTTGTCCTCATTCTGGGGGCCAAGCGCCTTGACCTTCACAAGCTGCGCATTGTCCACGATGGCAGGATACGCGCGGGCATGAAACTGGATCGATGCCGTGGTGAGTATGGGGACGATAACATTCGCCGCACCCGGCCAAGGCGTTGTCTTAGACTTCGCCACCTGCATGGCCGTATCGAGCCATTTGCGATATGATACAAGCCAGTCCTTGCGGCTGTTCTCGTCAATCTCAAGGTCAGTGAGACAGCGCTGCCCGATATTGGCAAGCTGCGTGTCGTCAAGCAGATCGGTCACGCTCTCAGCGGCAATAATGTCACGGATATGCAGAGGCGAGTTTTCAACCTCCTGCCCGGTTTCGTTCATTTCATCGTCAAGAATAGGCTGTGAGGCCATTTTCAATACCCCGCTATGCTCGACCGGCCATCGTCGGCCTGCCAACCTTCAAAATCGTCGTCGTTTTCGTGAACCCTTGGAATTAATAGCGGCCTAGCCACAGCAATCAGGCCAAATGCGTCTGCCCCGTGTGAAGACCAATCATGTTCAGGACCAAGCCCTATTCCGCGCTCATCGTCTCGCTTTTCGTGATACCATCCGATTGCTTCCAGTCCGGCTTGGCAAAACTCCTCATCAAACACCATTTGCGGAAATAGTCTACGCGCCGCCTCAATCCGCTGCATCGCTGCGCCACGGCCCTGATTAGGCACCACCAGCACATCGAACTCAGCAGCCCTTAGTGCACCCTCGTAGGTTGTATCATGCACGCGATCATGCGCTGCACCGTCATGAGGAAGGATGCACAGCGCTTTGCCATATCCATTGTCGCGCAACCAATTCACATGCGCAGCAAGGGGTTGACCAACAGCCTCGTAATAATCGAGAATGCGTATTTCAGCACCGATATACTGGACTATCCAGATGGCGGTGGCGTCCGCCTTTGCGCCAGTGCCACCAATGTCCCAGACGGCATAGATGCGCATGAGCGGATCTTCGTTGACCTTGCAGATACGACGATCTGCACGTGCATCAACAATCTGGCGGGCGTAGTAAGCTCCCTCGGCCACGGTCAGGAACTCCCCCTCCCATATATGCCCATACTGCTCCGGGCGCTCTCTCATGTCCTTAAGGCGCTGACGCTCCAATATGTCAGGAAACCAAGGATTGTCCCGCCAGTTCATCTCGACAATCTTTGAACGCGCATCGTCGGTCTTGTAGAACCGCTTGTTGGTCGATGATGTCTTGCGCTCCGGATTCCATGTCAGCCAAAGCTCGCTGTCTTCTTCGCGAAGCGTGGGAATAAGCTTGGTCCACGCTTCATCGGTTACAGGTTCGGCCTCGTCGATCCACGCAAGCAGGATGCGAGACTTCGACTTGATGCTGTTGACGTTTCGGTCAAGGCCATAGAAGCCATAGGACACCTTGCCACAGGCTGTGCGAATATATTTGTCACCGATCTCGAAATGCGGAACGAGCCATTCTTCTTCACGGATGGCTTCCTTGATCTCCTCTAGCGAGCTGTCGGCCAAACTGTTCATGAATTGGCGACCGCAGAAGATGATCCCACTTCTACCCGCCTGCGCCCACATATGAGCGCGAACAGCGGTCATCTTGGCAAATGTGCGCGTCTTTGCTGATCCGCGACCACCATAGGAACCGCGCACATCAGCCTCGCCTGTGAATACAGGGACAAGCTTTGCCGGGATGCGTACTTCTGCTGTGCTCATTTTGGCATCACCCCGCGCAAAATGATTTCATGCACCGCTCTGATAGCCCCGCCTTCGCCATCACCATCTACTGGCTGAGCAGGCTTGCCGTATCCCCGATCAAGGATTGAGTTGGCCGCCGATACTCGTGCGGCAGCAGGCGCTTCCACGTCATCCAAAACATTGAGTAAGGCGTTGACCGCCTTCTCCATGTGCTGACGGGCTATTTCACGAAGGGGAGCAGATGATTTTCCTGGCTTGCGGCCAGAATTAGGGCGCGGGCCTCCATGCTGCCCTGAGCGAGCAACTTGGTTTTTTTTCATCTCTGCGGATGGTGTCTGCCCGCTCATGGGCAAACCAGATATGCCTAATTTTCAGGCCTGCCTATGCGGCAAAAATCAAATACCGTGCTTTTTTCTCAGCTCGTCAACATAGGCCGCGTATAATTGCTCTGCTCGTATTTGTGCCGCGCGGGCGATGATTGAGGCTTGCTTGCCTTGCATCCTGACAATATAGGCTCTTGGCTTGGTCCAATCAGGGCCAGAGCCGCACTCGATGGATGAAATTGCAGCTTCTCTCAATTTGGCATTGGTCTTGGATGTATGCCGACATAGCACGGCGGTTATCCATCCACTCAATACCATTGAGATGCAAATCGAAATCATTTCTCCTGCGCTCATACCACCACCATATCAGCTTTCTCCGCAGCACGGAACATTCTTTGCACATGCCTGCGATCCGCCCCCGTTGCCCTGCACACCTGCATGATGGAGCAAGGCCCATGCTCGCGCCAGTAGTTCATGACGCGGGCGCGTGTGGCAGGAGGGCGGCCTCTAGCCATTCTCACCCCCTTTGATGTGTTCCCCGCGCTGGACTAACACGGCGGCAAACTCCAACGTATCGCGCACTGTGGCCGTTTCGCGCGCGGTGAACTTATGTTGGATGTCACGCAAGAATCTCGCCACAGCCTCTCTCTCCTGCTCTGCTGTGTGTGTCATGGCCCTATTTTCCTCTCAGAAGCCCGTACAGCGCAATTAGATGAAAAAGGCAGTCTGGTAAGGGTATGATGCCGCTTTGCCTCTGTGCGCGTCTCTGGCAGTGAAATAGAGGGTGTTTCTTCCATCACTTCTTCTCCAGCGTGTAGTTTTGTGTGAGCCAGCGGGCGAAGGCGCGTTCTTTCTCGCCATCAAAATACTTTGTAAGATCCGGCTGGCCAAAGCTCTCCCAATATTCCCGCACCAGCTCCTCCACTGGATCCGGCAGCAGGGCTTCGAGGGCGGCGCGGGCTGCTTCATGTGCAAGCCGCACTGGCCCGCTACATGCTGCGTGCGGATTCTGCAAATAGGCTTTCGGCAAAGCCTCGATGCAGTCACGCACGCCGTCTTCGTATGTGCGGGTTGTGGGGGATGGTTGGGTCATTGGGCCAATGTCTCCATCAGACGGATCGCACTGTATGTTAACAGCGCCATGCCAATTACGATTGATGCTCGGTTCATCATCCTAGCGCTCCTTCATACTGGTTTGACCGCGACGATATCCCAATCGTCATCCATGCCCTTGCGGTGGTGGCCCCATTGCATCTGCTTGGCAGTGTAGGGTTGCTTGCTTTCCTTGCCGTTGCGGAAGAGTAGCCAATAGGGCTGCTCTCGCTTCTGTGGCTCGCGGCCTTTGGTTTCGATCCAGTCATGCTGCATCAGCCCAATCCGTGCCGATGTGGTCCGGTATCTCCACCCGCACGTCGATCGGGTGTCGTGTCGCGAGGCGATGGGCAAGATCATATGCAGCAGCCTGCCCTCCGAATTTCGTGTCATTGTCTCCGAATATCCGAAGTCCGACACACTCCGGCGGCGGAACAAAGCCCCTCATGTTGTCCGCACTGATAAGCGCCCAGCAAGGAACATTGAACCGGCGGCTTGCGCGTATGGCCGTCTCGATACCCTCCGCTATCCCCATGATGCGCGCAGGCTCGGAAAGAGCGATATAGCTCCCCTTAGGCAAGTCACCCGGCATCATGCGGCGCGGGCTGGCAATCTTGGCCTTCTCGCCGTCCTGCAAATAGGTTCGATGCAGCGTGATAGGCTCACCTTGTGGATTGCGCACAACGGCAATCATCGCGGCGAGAAAGGGGACACTCTCCCCCGTAACCTTTAGGCGCGGCACGAACCGCAACGCCTTACTGAACGGTGGTTCAATCCCCCTAGACACCAGATAGCGGCCCGCCTCATTCTCAAGCGATACAGGTTCGCTCTGACCCCAGATCGACTTGAGCGCCCGCAACCGTGCATCGGCATCGATCTCGCGTTTCTGGACAACCGGGGCCGTGTCGATCAGCGGTTCAACCATCGCCGCAACCCGCTTGAAGTCCAGCTTGTGAAACTTCTTGAGCAGCTCGACACCATCGCCCGCACCGCACTGGTTGCAGTAGTAGGTTCCTCGCCCATCCTTGTCGTCGAAGCGGAAGCGGTCACGCCCACCGCATATCGGGCAAGGGGTCTGGCGTCCGGTCAAGAACGAGGTCGCAATACCTAATTGGGGCAGGATCGAAGGCCAGCGGTTGCGGCATTTTTCGGATAGGGGAGTCATGCCGCCTTCGCCTTTCCTTTGACGTAGCGGATGTGGCGCGAGCGCACATAGCTCTCGACCTGAAACGACTGCACCGGATTTTCCGAAAGCCCCCTAGGCCATACCCCGAAACGCTCCCGATACTGGTTCGCAACCCATCCCGGTTTATACCCTCGCTCCCGCTGAATATGCAGGAGGCCCGAATACCAGTCTTGTTTGTCGCGCATGGTAACAAGCCGCTTCTTGCCGCCGATCTGGATAAGCTCGCCTTCCTCCTCCTCAAGATCGGAAGTCACTTCCGGCACGAACTTGCACACCGGACATTCCCGCGTCTTAGGCGGTTTCAGGAAATTGCAGGCGGGGCACTCCTTGGGTAGCGGGTCTTTCTGCTCCGGGTCTTTACGCTCCCCCTTGCGCTTACGGCACAGCGGCTCATCCCCGATGTCCGTGGGCAGGCCGAGGCGCAGCATGTTATCGCTGTGATCCAGCACAAGCCCATCGGGATAACCGCTGTTCGCACGGATCACCCGGCCCGCAATCTGGACGTGGAGCATCTTGGATTTTGTCGGGCGGGCGATGATGATACACCCGATTTTCCAGTCGATCCCCTTGGTGAGGGTGGCGATATTGCAAACGATCTTGGTCTGCCCGCTTTCCAGCCTTTGCTGAATTTTGCGGCGCTCGTAGCTGTCCGTCGCCATGTCGATGTACTCAGCCGGAATACCTGCATCCAGGAACCGCTGCTGCACCTTTTTGGCATGGGCGCGGTCCACGCAGTAGCATAACGTCGGGCGGTTCTCCCCGAGTTTTACCCATGTTGAAACGATGTCGGCGATAAGCCCACTATCCCCCATGCGGTCGCCAAGCTGTGCGCCGTTGTAGTCCCCGCCGGTAGTGGCAACGCCCGTCAAGTCGGGATGGCTCGGCGCGTACACCCGGAAGTCCAGCAACCGGCCCTGCTCGATCAGATCACGCATCGAGATAGGCGCGATCAGGTCATCATAAACCAAACCAAGCCCCTTCGCCCACGGCGTTGCGGACAGGCCGATGACGGGACGCGATGCCCATTCCCCCGCTGTGATTTGCTGCTCAAGCCACTGGTTGCGGACATGCGCTTCGTCGATAATCGCCAGATCAGCATCCGGCATTCCCCGGCGCTGCAACGTCTGCACCGAAGCGACCTGTATCGGGCGACTCCAATCCGTCATGGGATGGTCCGCCTGAATAACTCCGATCTCACGCAGGCCGAGTTCGTAAAACGCTTCGACGGTCTGGTCGATCAGCGAGATGGCGTCCACGATGAACAGCGCCCGCTTGCCACGTTCACGCATCCGCTCGATGATAGCTCCGGCAGTGCGGGTTTTGCCACCACCTGTCGGCACTTTGAGCATCGGTCGCTTTTTCCCTGCCGAGAGTGAGCGACGGAGCAGATCGACGGATCGGGCCTGATGCCCCCATAGCTCAATCATGGGCGGCCTCCCCGGATCACGTCAAACG